ACAGATGCAGGGAAGTGGACAGGCAATATAGTTGCATTACCAAATAATCGAGTGAGAGCAACAAGTCCTGCATTATGGGTTACAGGTGAAGGTGCTCCTGATTTTGCTCCATCTCAGTGGACACACTCAGCAGAGGCACACGAATCCTACCTAGACCCTTTTACAACATTTAACAATCTATACGAGGACAGAAGTGGCAGTAAAAAAAGCAAAAGCAACAATAAAAAAGGTAGCAGGAAAACTAAGAAAGGCTAGTAAAGCACACGCAAGTCAGTCTAAGGCTTTGTCTGCTATCAAATTAAAAAGTGGTGGAAGCACAGTAAACAAGGCAGGTAATTATACTAAACCTACAATGCGTAAAAACTTATTCAATCGTATCAAAGCAGGTGGTAAGGGAGGTGCTCCCGGTCAATGGAGTGCGAGAAAGGCACAGATGTTGGCAAAACGATATAAAGCTGCAGGTGGAGGATACAGAGGATAATGCCACATTACACAAAGAAACTAACAAAAGTAATTAAAGGATTAAGGAAAGCATCTAAACTTCATGCAGGTCAGGCTAAGACTTTGACTAAAATTAATAAAGACCAAAAAAAGGGATATAAGAAAGTTGTCAAAAAGAAAAAAGCGTGACCCTAAAGTTGGCACAGGAAAAAAACCCAAAGGTTCAGGAAGACGCTTATACACAGATGAGAACCCTAAAGACACAGTTAGCATCAAGTTCGCCACACCGGCAGACGCAAGAGCCACAGTTGCAAAAGTTAAAAAAATCAATAAGCCTTATGCGAGAAAGATACAAATCCTTACTGTTGCTGAACAAAGAGCTAAAGTAATGGGCAAGACTGAAGTAGTCGCAATATTTAAAAAAGCTAAAGAACAATTAAAGAAACAACATGACAAAAGAAAATAAAAAAAGATGTGATACCTGTGAATGTTACGATTGTGATATAGAAGATTGCAACTGTGATTGCCACGAAGAAGAAGACGAGGTGCAAGGTGCACCTGTATGATTGAGTTTGTGTTAGTGTTTATGATGGGAGTAAGAGTAATAGACCAAACACAAACTTTCCAAGATTTAGATAGATGTTTATATTTCGCAGAAAGACTGCATAGACAGCCACCCATACCACAAGAAGAAGGACCTACTTTACGTATAACTGCATATTGTAAACCCATAAGGAAGAGATAAAATGTTAGCAGAACTAGCCGCAGCTAATGCTGCTTTCAGTGTCATAAAACAATTCGTGTCCAACGGAAAAGAACTTTCAGGGTGTGCGAAACATATAAGTGATTTTGTATTTTCAAAAGAAGCGATAGAAAAAAATTTGAAAAAGAAAAAATCCAAAGGTGTAGGTGGTGCAGACCTAGAAGAGTTCATGGCTCTTGAACAGATAAGAGAAAAAGAAGAAGAACTCAAGAAGATGATGATTTATCTAGGCAGACCGGGTCTTTGGCAAGATTGGCAATCCTTCCAAGCAGAAGCTCGTAAGTCAAGACGCTATCAAGAGAAGATGGCACAAAAACGTAAAGAAGAATTAATGGAATATCTTGGTTATGGAATAGCTGTTATAGTTATGTTATTCTTTGCAGGATTAATGGCTTGGTTTGTGGGCAAATGGGTAGGAAGATTTTAGAGACACCTTGCATAGGTGTATGCAAATTAAAGGATGATGTTTGCATAGGATGCAACAGAACAATAGAAGAGATTAAACAAGCATGGCACTTACTAAAGGACAAAGGTCACTAGTTGCGTGGACAAAACAAAAATGGCGAACCAAATCAGGTAAACCTAGTACACAAGGGTCAAAGGCAACTGGCGAACGTTATCTACCTGAGAAAGCGATTAAGGCTCTTAGTTCCAGTGAATACGCAGCCTCTACTGCTGCTAAACGCAAAGCGACTAGAAGAGGTAAACAATTTTCTAAACAACCCAGCAAGACTGCAAAGAAAACATCAGGCTTTCGTAGATTCAGCTAAAGTAAAAGAAAAGTTAAAACAAGAAAGAATAAAAGAGAAGATAGCAAATGATACAAGCACTAATAGGACCAATAGCAAATCTCGCAGGAACGTGGTTCCAAAACAAAATAGAAAAAACAAAGGCAGATGGACAAGCTAAAGTTGCAGAGGCAAAGGCTCGTGCTACTGTTGCAGAAAAGGTTGCAACAGGTCAAGTCGAGTGGGAAGGCAAGATGGCAGATGCAACAGTGGATTCTTGGAAAGACGAATTTGCGTTAGTTGTACTACTAGCTCCTGCTATACTAGTCTTCATTCCCGGAATGAGAGAATATGTAAAAGAAGGCTTTGAGATACTAGCAACATTACCTGATTGGTATCAGTACCTATTATATATAGCCATATCTGCATCGTTTGGTATCAAAGGTGTAGGACAAGCAGCCAAGATGTTGAGGAAGAAATGAGCTTAAAAGCCTTGACATTTCTAAGAATTTCTGCTATAATTAGTAACATAGGAAACTATTTTTGGCATCTGCACGTAAAAGAAATCCGTAAACAACAAATAAAAGCAGGACTTAGACAATGAACATAAATACACTCAGAGAAGAAATTGAGGCAGATGAGGGTGTAAAGTATGAATTGTACTATTGCTCAGAAAATCATTTGACTGGGGGGATTGGACATCTTATCACAGAATGGGATGTAGATTACTATGATAAACCTATAGGATATCTTGTACCTGAACAACAAGTGCAAGATTGGTTTTTAAATGATGTGCAAGTTGCTATACAAGATTGTCAAACTATATTTAGTTCTTTTGATAAACTACCTGACGAAATACAACACGTATTAATTAATATGTCATTCCAACTTGGTAAACCTCGTTTATCCAAATTTAAGAAGATGATAGCTGCAGTAGAAGTAGAAGACTATCAAGAAATGGCAAATCAGATGGAAGACTCACGTTGGTACAAACAAACAACCAACAGAGCACAGCGTTTAATAGACAGAGTTATAACACAAGGAATACCACATTGAGCAGAGAGCTAACAGAAAGACAACAGAAGTTTTTAGAAGTCTTGTTTGAAGAAGCACATGGCGATGTTGTACAAGCAAAACTACTAGCAGGTTACTCTGAGAAAACATCTACAGCAAGTGTAGTGGCTTCTATGAAAGATGAAATCATGGATGCTACAACATTATACATGAGCCGAAATGCACCGAAGGCAGCAGTGGCTATGGTGAGTGGTGTTGATGACCCAACACAGTTAGGCATCAGAGATAAACTATCTGCATCAAAAGAACTGTTAGACAGAGTTGGTTTAATTAAAACAGAGAAAGTTCAAGTAGAGGCATCAGGTGGTGTTATGATACTGCCACCAAAGAAGGACAATGGATAGAAGTTTAGGCAAGTGGAAGTTACCACAACCCACAGATTTAAAAGACGAAGATGAAAAGGAATGGATACAGATACCACGTATAGCACGAACTGTTCCTTTCGGTTATAAGATTAATGAAGATGATAGAGAATTACTTGA